CGAAGCACCAGAGGCACCAGTACCAGTTCCAATAAGAGCTTTTTCCATGTCTCTAGCCTGTTCTTTCATGGCTTTCGCCATTTGGTAGGCATACATATCGTCAATTCCAGCAGGGTTTAGTTCTCTTTCGAGATCCGTTACTTCTGCGAAATTGCGGAATGTTTGAGCATAGTTACCATTTCTAGATGGAGTAGTACGCACAGCGAACGAATAATCTGCACCTTCGATATGAGCATTGGCGGTTGCGGCAGCCAGAGAGTCCGTAGACCACTCATGGTAAGCAGCAGTAGCCTTTACTTTACCGAGAGAGCTTAGAAAAGGAGTTTCTGATGGCGAGATATTTGTTACCACGTCAATCAGGTCTTCTCTATTTGTTGGAACGTGAAAAGAAGATACAGCGGTTCCAGAGGCCATAATTTTAAATAACTATTAACTTATATCAGATCTTTAAGATAGTCCGCCCATGCTTCCGTAGAGCCAGATTGACTGGCCTTAGCAAATTTCTCTCTCTTGGCTCTTTCGGGATCTTCATCTCTTCGAGCAGAGGGAGTAACTGCACTGTTAGCAATGGTGCGAGCCATATTTGTGGCGGCTTCTGATGCTCCGCTGCTTTTACCCAATTCGACTGTTCCCTTCATCGCTTCGTAAAGCTCTTTAGGTGTCATTTTGGGCTTAAAAGCTCCAGTCTCATCATAATTCATAGTTTGGTAAAGTTTGGTGAATTTATCATCAAACGTTTTATTGCCAAACTCTGGGGCTTTCGCCACCTCTTCAAGTTGGGATTGGTGGGATTCAACAGTAGACACGAACTTTTGCTGTTGTCTATCCTTGGCAACGGCTAGTTGAGCAACGGTCATTATTTGACGATTAAGTTGATCAATCGTCATAGTACCGTCTTCGCTAACTTGGTTTTGGTTTCCCCACCAAGGTGGCAAGTTATTGCCAAACACATCTGTGTTAGGCGGGGTTTGCCGTTCCGAAAGTTCTTTGACTCTCGAAGATAATTTTTGAATCCGCCTCTCCGTCCTTGTAGGCTTATGACTAACTGACTCTTTCGGTTGTCCTTCAGAGCTGATCGGCTCATTCTGTTCAACTTCCTGAGTGGTATCTACTTCCTCTTGCGATTCAGTTTCGACTTGCGGGGTCTCGTTGGTGTCCTCAACGATGTCCTGTTGGACTTCTGCATTGGTGTTTTCGTCCATATTTTTAATCCGACTCCGTTTGTAATCAGGTAGTGTCGACCGCACCTGTTCATCCTATGATCAGTAGGACTCACCAGTAAACTAAAGTAAACTAATTCACTGGTCAATCCTCTTGAATTTAGGTAGACCTTTTTTGTTTGGCCCTAAATAAAGCCGATTTACTCCGATATAAATGGAGTGTTCAATCGGACAAGACCGACAAACTAGATACACACCTCTCTGTATCCATTGATGGCCATATAAGCCTTCCTTGACTTGAGAAGTCAAAGTATCTCTATCTATTTCAAGGTGCAAAGCCTCATTTTCCGGAGTCGACATATCCATCTTTAGTCTTCTCCACGAGGTCAATAATAGATTGTATTTTGGCTGAGGCCACCCTAGCGATATAAGATATTTCACCATACGCCTTCAGAGACATTTGCCCTTCATGGACTTTCGAGATGTCATCTGCCTGAGTGAGTAGGTCAGCAATCATTCCCTGTAAAACAGGTTTTAAAGCCTCCCAATACTTAGTAGTAGCTAACTCAGCCAAAACCTCAGGATTGTAATCAAAGCCTTTGCCTTCATTGATTTGGGTGTAAATATCAATTAGTTTCATCTTCTACCTCCTAAAAGTGCCATTGCCGCCTGTTGAATGGCTGGGTCTTGTAAGTTTAGCATAACTTGAGAGCTATCTTGTGTCGGAATTTGTCCATTCGTTTGTCCTAGGGGCTGTGGTGAGGTCTTAGGCATAGGATTTGGCATGTTTTGAGCCATGTTTTGGTCCATTTGAGGTTCAGGTTGATAATCGACTACGATTTTGTCAGAATCTTTGACTCCCGTAGTAATCACCCAGCGTTTAATCAGTTCGGCTACATCAATATCCTTGCCTTTGGCTTGTAATTCTTGACGGATTTGAGGATTTTGGGCTATAAGTTGAATAATTGCAGTTAAAGATTGATTTTCTTCTAAAGCGTCCTTTTGGACAGTAGTGCCAGCATCAATAAAGAATCTAAACTTCCCTCTCATCATTTCGGGTTTGATTCGGTACTTACCTTGACCGTTTACTTCAGCTACTTCTTCAATATCGGGATACACTTCTTTGATTTGGTCAATTTCACCTGAAAACAGGTTTAGATCTATTGGTTTGGGTTGGGTTACTGATAAGAGTTCAATCATGCGGTCATATAATTCCTCTACAAAGTCTTCAAGGGACTGGCGTTCCCAGGCATCGGCTGAGGATTCTTTGATTTGTTGCATTTTTAGGGCTTGAGGAGTTTTGCCCATGTTCATATCTACATTCTTAGATACAGATAAGTCGCTTGAGCCAAGTAGGTTGTTTAGTGAGGATAAGACATACCCAGATAAGTTATTGAATGTGTTGATATCTTCGTTGCCATTGATTAAGGGACGAATAGAATTAGGCTGTAATTCTTCCCAAATTGCACCGTACTTACGTTGTAATGTAGGTTTGACCACATTTCTAGGATTGACTATAATCGTCGGAAATAACTTATTTTTTGCACTATCCAAAGATAGATTGACTAGTGAGTTCTGGGTTAGTTGAAGCGGTTTGCCTCGTTCAGTATCACTCCAGCCTGTAGCTCTGTCTAAGAGAGGGAAGGTTTGTTTGACGATGATGGGAAGACGACCGTTTTTATGAGGGTTGTCTATTTCCCTTAAGATTCCTACTTGAGGATAATCGGGGGCCCAAGTAATCCACCTCTCGCGTTCATACTTCGTTCTCAGTAAAACACCCTCAAAGTCAACGGCGTATTTTTCTTCGTTGGTGGTTTGATTGACATAGGACACTTTAGCTTTTTTGTCTTTGACTGCTTTGACTAAAACATCGATGTTCTTCCAGGTTGATTTAGAGAGGTTTTTGAGTGAGCCTAAGGTTTGCAAAGTGTCAACAAAGCAATAATCTTGATCATCATCTTGGAAAACCCCAGGTTGAGGGTAGTAACGGTCAACGGGAATAAGCCAAAAGTCTGGCCCGACATAATCATCAGACACGACATAATCAACTAAAACAGGTTGCTTGCCATAGATTTGGGAATAAACCGATGTCAGTTTAATTTTCATCAAATGCTTATATTGGGAATTGGAATTGGGGATAATATAGCGTTGTAAGATGAGATTTAAAAGTTGATTCTTACCACGGTCTTTCCTGTCAAGATACTCGACTTTACCGGTCGCAGGTTGAGCGGAGATTCGCTGAGTTCTCTGAATGATTGCCGTAGATAAGTGACCGTCATTCACGCTTGATTTGGCCTCATCGGCTGCACTTCCTTTGTCCTCATTGAAAAATATCGCTTCGTTTCCTCGCCATTCGTCTCGTATCTTACTTAGAGCTGAATCACAGTTTTGCCATTCAGATTGGTACTTGGAGACTCTTTCATCTTCTCTAGTATTTTTAGCTTTAGTTACGGGTTTGGTTTGTTTTTGTTTAGACATATAAAAAAAGCCGTCCTAATGTGGACGGCATTTACTTGTTCGGGTTTCCCCGCAGGTAAATCTACCTTTTGTCATTATAGCAAGTCTGTCAACTATTTGCTATCATCTGACTTTGATAACTGATAGTTCTTCTTCAGATTACGTTGCAAATAGACTTCTTTTAGGTTGCCTTGTTCTAACTTGACCGAGAGAGTAAACATTCCTGATTCCTTCTTTTCGTGTAAAGATTTTATTTCTGAAAGAATCAGAGAGGTGGCTTGTGTATTCTCACCTTCTTTGAATCTTACTCTTTGGACTTGATTGCCTTGTAAGCCAACTATCATGCCATCGTGCATTTCGAGTGTGACTGAGATAGAACCATAACGTTGAAGTTTGACCTGTCTATCAAGTTCGGCTAGTGGGGCAAGGTTGTGTTCTTCCATTAGTAGAATCCTTTACTAAAAATATTAAATTCGGGATAGGGTTCATCTTCGTGAGGAGGTTTAATATAACTAACCAAAAAATAAGCTAAAGCCCTGATACCGTCAAAGTGATGTCCAAACCTTCGATGATCGTCCCATTTCGGTACTATCTGTGTCTCACCTCCAACTGACCTTTTTATTTCCAACCAAGTAAGATTTTCAATTTCTTGAATCAACCAATCTAAATGCTTGTTTATAAATAATCGGGGTTTCCCCGTCCCCCTCTCTACTTTTCCGTATTCGGCTAGTTTTTCTGCCAGTATCTCGTCCCACCTTTGGCTGTCTCCAGTCTTCTTATCTACTTGTTCAAGAGACATTCCTAACGTAGCTAAGTTATCTCTAAGTCGGGTATCTGAATAATCAATCCATCCACCCACGATTCGATAACTCCCAATTATGTTTTTTCTTCTCGATATGATTTCGCCGTCCGATAAACCTTTTTCTCTAAAACCATCAATTATGTGAACATTATTGTCTGTATCCACGCCTATAAATAAATAAGCAGCTGGATCACTAAACCCTCCATCTAAAACTTCGTAGTAAG